CCCAACAGAAATATTTACGAAGGATCATGATATTAAATTATTGAAGACTGACTTTAGAACCGATCAGGTTTCTGCCGCATCTACAAATGAAATTGGGCAGGTTGAGTTATCATCTACAATTGTTGGTGTTGGTAGTACCACTGTAGGATTTACAACAACTACTATTGTTGAATATCCTAAGACGGACTTTAATGCATTACATGCAAGTCTTATTATACAAAATGATCTTACTAAAGATGTAAATTATAGTGAAGTAATTGTAGATTTTGATGGTGTTAATACTTATATCGCTGAGACATTTATTGATACTAGACAAAATTCATCTACCACAAATAAGGTTGGTTTAGTTACTGCAGTATTTGAAGACAATAGAATTAGATTACAATGTTTAAATGATCAAGCAACTACTCTTACTGTTAGTGCGAATGTTGTTGGATTAGGAACTACAACTGCAGGAATAGGAACTCATAGATTCGCAGTTCCTGGACAAGAACCTGGTTCTGAAAGAAGTGCTAGACTTCATTCAGATTATTCATCTGGTACAGGTGCATATACTTTTGCAACCTTAGATAAAAATCTTGATAGTACTATCAAATCTCTTGTTAGAGTTTCTTGTGGAGAAACATCTGCTATTCATCAATTAATTGGAATGAGAGATATTGATGATGTTTTGACTGTTCAATATCCATTTGTTTCTGCTGGATCAACAACTGGTATTGGTACATTTGGTGGAGAAATAAGTGGTAGTAATATAAACATTAAATTCTATCCTGATACAGAGTATTCTTCAGCATTAACTGAAGTTCAATCATTTAATCAAGTTCTTTACACTACAAATGATTTTGATAATACTGCACCTGTTTATCAATTTGGTGAGGCTGAGAAGAGAATATTCTTATCAGCATATGATGGACTTAATGGAAATAGAGCAAATAAAACAGAATTTGATTTAACACACGAAAATACACCAATTTATACTAAAACATTTGATCCTACAAATACTGGTATTCTTAGTACAACAACTGGTATATTCACAATCGATAATCATTTTTATAATAATGGTGAACAATTAGAGTATACTCCAAGTTCAACTATCATTGGACTTGCTGCAACTGCAGTTTCTATAGCATCTACTGCAAATAGTGCAGGTGTTGTAACTACTATTTTACCAACTACAGTATTCCCTAAAGTAATAAATGAGAGACAATTCCAGTTATTTACCAGAAAAGAATATGTAACTGCCTCTGGTGCACTTCCAGTAACATTCACTGGAACTGGATCTGGAAATGCTCATAAGTTGAATATAACTAAGAAATTATCAAAAACTGTTATTGGTTTAGATGGTATAGTACAACAACCAATCTCATTTACATCAATCGAACATACATTAGATGGTGCTATTGGCATTGGAATTACACAATTCATATTAAGTGGAATTAGTTCAGTACAACCTAAAGATGTATTGAAGATTGATAATGAATATATGAAAGTTGACCAGGTTGGATTTGCAAGTGTTCAAAATGGTTTTATTAACGATTCTACTGCAGTTTCCCTTGGAATCGCTACATTGCCTGTTGTGAGGGTGCAGAGAGGATCTTTAGGTATAGGAGCAACTCCACATAGTGATGGTGCTGCAGTAAGAGTTCATAGAGGATCATTTAATATTGTTGATAGTAAAGTATTTTTCCTTGATCCACCTAAAGGAAACACCAGATCAAGAAGGGCAGATGACAATTTACCATTTGTAAAGGCAGAATTTAGTGGTAGAACTTTCTTAAGGAGTGACTACACTACAAATATGGTATTTGATGATATCTCTGATGTCTTTACTGGTATTGGTAGAACATATAGTTTAACTGTAGGTGGAGCAAATACCAGTACAGGAGTTGGAATTGGTAATGGTGTATTATTCATCAATGGAGTTTTCCAAACACCATTAACAGTTAATAACACAGGTAATAACTATGAATTTGAAAATGACACAACTGCGGGTATTTCAAGTGTTGTATTTACTGGCATATCTTCTGTTAATGGAGATTTTATTAAGTCTGATTTTGACATTAACCAAAATCAATTACCTAGAGGTGGTCTAATTGTATCTCTTGGTTCTACACCTGGTTTAGGATATGCTCCTCTTCTTGGTGCTGAAGTTAAACCTAAACTTGATGTTGCAGGATCCATAGTTTCTATTGTTGGTATTGGTACTTCTATAGGTGCTCTTGCTAAAGTTCCTGCTAATTCAAGATTGGGTATTCAAACTGCAGATTATGATCATATAACAGGAATTATTACAGTTACAACAACTAAAGTTCATGGATTCTCTTTAGATTTTCCTTCTATGGTTAAATTGAGAGATTTAGAATTTACTTGTTCTAATGAACATGCAGGTGTAACTACAACATTCTTCCAAGATCATGAACGTCCACTTCATTTAGTTGGAATAATATCAGATAGAACTTTTGAAGTTGATGCTGGTATCTGCACCATACCACATAATTATAAGACTGGTGGTAATGCTTGGGAATTCTTTAATGATTTAACATTTGGTAGTGGTTATTATGGTCCTGTTGCTATTGGTGTTACAGACATTGAGTTTGTTCATAAATTTGCAAGTTCGACTAATAATTCTATTACTGCTAATACTAGTGCACAGTTTACACCGACAGCAGCGAATTATGATTCTCCTAGTGGTAGATTAAGTCTAACAGTGGGAAGTCATTCTTTACAAGCAGCAACTAAACATACGGTTACTGATGCTCAGTATGATGCTCGTGTTGGTATAATGACTGTTACAGTTGCTGGACATGGATTTAATAATGGTGATTTTGTTAAGTTTGCAGATAATTCATTAACATTCAAATGTTCAATGGATAATAATACAACCAATCATACTTATCCAAGAGCATCTGATCCATCTAGCAATACTTGGTTACAAATTTCAAATAAAACAACTAATACTTTTAGAGTAAATGTTGGAACATCACCAATAGTTACATTCACACCAACAGGTGCTGATTATAACCCAGTTACAGGATTGATGGAATTAGAGATTGGTGCTCATAGTTTAAATGCAGGTACAAGTATTAGACTTGCACCTAATTCATTGTCATTTACCTGTGATACTGATAATAATTCAAGTACCAAAACTTATCCTAGATCAACAGATCCATTACATAATACTGCCATTAAGATTCTATCTGTAACTGACACTACGATTACTATTCAGACTCTAACAACAATACCATCTACAAACACTGCTAGACATACGTTCTTAAGTGCTTCAAGTGGTGCAGTTATTAGTGGTGGGGAATATGTACATACATTTGTAGGAAGTCAGGCAGCAGCAACAAACGGTCTTTCAAGAGCACTTAATACTGTTGTTATAGGAACTGATTCACTTGGATTTACTTGTACTAGAGATGATCATAGAGGAATTCATACTTATCCAAGATCTACTGATCCAGCAGCTGGTGCAAGTTTAGGTGTTGAAGAAATTAATTCAGAAGCAATAGTTGTTAATGTTGGTTCTGGTGGTGGAGGCGGAACACAAGCAGCTATTAGTGCAGAGGTTGCATTTAACAAGCATAGGTTTGTTAGTGCTGGTATTAACAGTATTACTGTTACTGGTGGATCATCATTAACAGCAACTGATGCAGATTACAACCCACAAACTGGTGAGTTGGTAGTAACCAAAGCATCTCATGGTGTAAGCGGTGCAAGCACAATTACAGTATCAAACGCTGCTTATAATGAAAATACAGGTGTATTAACATTAACTAAGAATTCTCATGGATTCAATGTTGGAGATGATATCTTGATTACTGATGGTGCACTAACATTTACTTGCACTAAGGATAATAATTCAACAAATCATCCATATCCAAGATCTACTGACTATGCTAGTGGTAAGTGGTTAAAGATTACAAATAAAACTACCAATACGTTTAAAGTTAATGTAAACCCAAATCCAACCTCACCAGTATATGGGCATACATTTGTCGCATCAGAAACAGTTGCTGGTGGTATTCAAAAGTCTAATGCTAGTGTTGGTATTCAAACACATAGTATAGTATTCACTTGTGCTAAAGATGCTTTCCAATCACTTCATCCATATCCAAGACCAGTTGCAGGTGATGGTGATCCAGATCCAGCACATAATGCAACTTTACCAGTTGGTCTAGTTACACCTAATACATTTAGATTACAAGTTGGTAAATCTCCTGCAGGAACAGGTGGAGCATTAGATCTTAAAATTACTGAAGCAGGTGGTAATTATGTAAATCCATTAATTCAAACTCCAGATCCAGTTTATGAAAATCTTCCTGTCGTAGGTGTTTCTAGATTGGGTATCGGCAAAACTACAAAAACTGGAGACAATCTATTAATTAGTGCAACTGTTGGTGCTGCTCAAACTACAGTTGGTATTGGATCTACTGGATTTGCTATATTTGACTTTAAAGTAACAAGATCTGGTCATTCGTTTAATGTTGGAGATAAATTTAAACCAGTTGGTCTTGTAACAGCCTCAAATCTACAAAAACCAATAGATGAGTTTGAATTGGAAGTAGTCGAAACATTTAATGATTTCTTCTCTGCTTGGCAATTTGGTGAAATTGATTTCATTGACAGTATTAAGTTGCTGCAGAATGGAACTAGAAGAAGATTCCCATTATTCTTGAATGGTCAATTAATTAGTTTTGAAAAAGATAGTAATGATTCATTATCAGATCAAATTGATCTTGATGCTGTTCTTGTTATATTCGTAAATGGTGTTTTACAAACACCTAAAATTTCATATCAATTTAATGGTGGAACAACCGTATTATTTACTGAAGCACCTTCAGTAAGTGATAAAGTTGATATATTCTTCTATGTTGGTCAGAGAGGAGTTGATATTGAAATAGTAGATGTACAAGAAACTGTAAAAATTGGTGATGATATTCAATTATTTAAAAATCCTAATTTTGTAGATACTGTTGATCAAGAGAGAAGTAGAATTATTAAATCTTTCTTAGGATCTGATATACTTGAAACTGACACATATATTGGTATAGGTATCACTGAGGATCAGGAAAAACCATTACAATGGACCAAACAGAAAGTTGATAAGATTATTCAAGGTGAAGTAATTAGTAAATCAAGATCAACTATTGAAGCACAAATTTATCCTACTGCTAAAATTATTGGTGATCTGACAATATCTTCTGGTAATGGTGGAACATTTGGTGGAATATTTGTTGATGATGCAGAATCATTCTATTATGAAGATACTAATAATCAAGCATTAGCATCTGGTGATAGATATGGAATTGGTATCAATGGTGTAGATGCTTTAGTAATCGAAGGAGATACAAGTTTGATTGGTGCTGCATTTACTGCTGTTGTTTCTGCTGCAGGAACAATACAATCATTAACTACATCTAATGTAGGATCTGGTTACACTGCTGGTCCAATTCATATTAATTTTGCTGCTCCACAGTCTGTTGGAGTAGGTGTTGGAACAACAGCATTTGCTAAGGCAACTATTACTGGTGGAAAAGTTTCAAATGTTTCTATTGAAAATGTAGGTTTAGGGTATACATTTACTGCACCTCCACAAGTTATTATACAACAACCACAAAATCTTACTGAAAGGATTACATCTATTCAAAATGTTGAAGGATATACTGGAGTTATTACTGGTATTACAACAACAAATGGAATAGGTGGTCATTCAACAGCACTTAAATTCTTCTATAGAGCAGATAAAACTGCTAATTCATTGTTAGCTCAATATCCAGTGTTCATAACAGACACTACAGTTGGAAATGGCGTAACTTCGGTTAATAGTAATAATAATTCTGTAGTTTCTATAGGTACAACATTCTTGGATAATATTTACATAGTAAATGCAATTTCTTCTTCAGGAGAAAATGGTGAAATTATATGCAATGTTCAAGATGGTTCTCCAATAGTTGGAATAGCAACTACTGGATTCCATAATCCAGCTAACACTGGATTAACAACATCATTAGGTAGGTTATCTTGGGGTAGACTATATACAACAGGCAGTAATGTTATCAGAAGTACAACTCCAATTTCAATAGGAGTTACTGGGTTTACAGTCAATTCTGGATTAACAACTTTCCCAACTGTTCAAAGAAGAAACTTTAAAGATACATCTTTGAAGGGATTAAGATCCACTGGATCGTTGAGAGTCTTTGGACTTCCATAATAAACCACTATAAATAGAAAAAAAAGTTTAATTACAATGTCGGCAATTGTTACTGATCAATTTAGAATTCTAAATGCAAATAACTTTGTTGAATCAGTAGAATCTACTAACAATTCATATTATGTTTTTATTGGTTTATCAAATCCAACAACAGTTGGATATGGTAGATCTTCTGGTTGGCAATCAAATACACCTCCACCTGAAGATAATTTTTCTTACAGGTCGCATGTTGGTGATACTATGATGTTTGGTAAAAAAATATCATCTGCAAATATTAGAAGAATTGTAAGAAAAGTAGATTGGGTTTCTGGTAATAGATATGAAATTTATAGAGATGATTACAGTGTAAAGAATCCTAGTCCAATAAATTCTGCTGCTAGATTATACGAAGCAAATTATTTTGTAGTAAATTCTGATTTTAAAGTTTATGCTTGTATTGATAATGGTGGTGATGGATCTAATCCAAAAGGTAGTATATCACAAGATGAACCAACATTTACTGATTTAGAACCAACAAAAGCTGGTAATAGTGGTGATGGTTATGTATGGAAATATCTATTTACGATTTCGCCAAGTGATATTATTAAATTTGATTCAACAGAATATATAACGGTTCCTAATAATTGGGGATCAAATACAGATTCTGGTATTAGAGCAGTTAGAGAAAATGGAGATTCTTCTGTTAATAATAACCAAATTAAGCATATTTTCATAGAAAAATCGGGTGCTCAATATGCTAACGGATTTGGACAAGAAGTTGATATACTTGGTGATGGAACTGGTGCAAAAGCAATAATTGATGTTGTTAATGGTAAAATAACTAATGCTACCGTCAGTTCTGGTGGTAAAGGTTATAGTTATGGATTAGTAGATTTAGGAACTTTAAACAGTAATGTTTCTACTGTAAATAGAGCAAAGTTAGTTCCAATAATTCCACCATCATTAGGTCATGGATATGACATTTACACTGAATTAGGAACTGATAGAGTTTTAGTATATGCAAGATTTGATGATTCTACTAAAGATTTTCCAACAGATTCAAAATTTGCACAAGTTGGTATTGTAAAGAATCCTACCAAAGTAGGAACTGCTGTTACATATACTGATAATACTTTTTCTTCTTTACAGGCAGTTAAGTTTGAAACAATAACTGGAACACCACAAATTGGTGAAGAAATTAAACAGACTCTAACTGAAGCACCAAATAATGGAAAAATTGTCACTGCTTATGTTGCTTCTTATGATGATTCTACCAAAGTTCTAAAATATTTTAGAGATAGATCTTTAAATTATACTACAACAGATGATCAGACTGATTATGCTGGTATATCAACCACTGGTAGAATATATAATTTTGAATCTGTAGCAACAGCAAATCAGATTAAGGGAGTTACATCTGCTTTCTCTGGATCTATTGATAATAATTTCTCTGGGATATCAACAAATCCTACTGGAACAAAATTAATTAACTTAGGAGTGACCTTCAACGCAGGGTTATCTGATAGTGAGATAAATAAAGGATCAGGGGAAATAATCTATCTAGATAATAGACCTTTGATTGCTCGAAATTCTCGACAAAAAGAAGACATTAAAATCATCCTGGAATTCTAAAGAAAAATGCCACAGAAGACTAACTTAAATATAAGTCCTTATTATGATGATTTTGATAAGGCAGACAATTTTTATAAGGTACTGTTTAAACCTGGACATCCAGTCCAAGCAAGAGAATTAACAGGTTTACAATCTGTACTTCAGAATCAATTAGAATCTTTTGGAAGTCATATTTTCAAGGAAGGATCAATGGTCATTCCTGGAAATATTGAATATGATCCAACATATTTTGCAGCAAAAATAAATCCAGATCATTTAGGTGTAGATGTTTCCATATATTTGGACGCAATTATTAATAATAACAATGGTAAAGGAACAAGAGTTAAAGGGCAAAATTCACAAATAGTAGCAACAATAAAAAATTATATTTTACCACCAGAAGAAGGTGTTGATGAAATTACTATATTTGTTAAGTATGTTCAATCAGGTACAAGTGGAGAGAGTGAAGCATTCCCTAATGGTGAAATATTAACCTTAGAAGAAAATGTAACTTATGGAAATACAACATTAACAGCAGGTGAAACTGTTTTAACGTTGGTTCCTGAGTTGGCAACAGCAACTGGAGCTGCTTTTGGTGTTAATGATGGTGTATATTTTATTAGAGGAACTTTTGTAGATGTTTCAAAATCCACAATTGTTTTAGAACCATATAATAATAAACCATCTTATAGAGTAGGTTTTCAGATTTTAGAAGAAATTGTAAATGCAAATGATGATCCTTCTTTGTTTGATAATGCAAAGGGATTTACAAACTTTGCTGCTCCAGGTGCTGATAGATTTAAGATAACAGTAAAATTAGCTAAAAAAGCACTATTAGATTTTGAAGATACTAATTTTGTAGAACTATTCAGAGTAAAGAATGGTGAAACTAAGAAATTACAGAATACTTCTGTATATTCTGAAATTAAAAAATATTTTGCAAAAAGAACATTTGATGAATCTGGAAATTATGCAGTAAAACCATTTACAGTTAATTTACAAAACTCATTGAATGATGAAATAAGGACTGCTGGTTTATTTACTGAAGGTCAAAAAACTGATGAAGGTAATGATCCATCAGAAGATATAATGTGCGTCAAATTATCACCAGGTAAAGCATATGTTAGGGGATTTGACGTTTATTTACCAGGTACAACTGTTTTAGATATAGATAAACCAAGAGATACTAAAACCGTTAAAAGTGCTTCTGTTTCTTATGAAATGGGAAGTCTATTAAAAGTTAATAATGTACATGGAACACCATTTATTAATATTGGTGGTGATGCTAATAATGTTATAGGTTTATATGGTCGTAGGAAAGATAATAACGCTGCTCCTACTGCTGGCACTAATTGGAATGGTGATCATAATCAGGTTGGGCAAGCTCGTGTTTATGCTTTTAATACCTCCGATGCACCATATACAGGTACAAATACTGAATGGGATTTATATCTTTGGGATATTCAAACATTTACAATATTAGAAATATCTAATTTAGATACTGCTAATAAAGCTGGAACAAGAGTTCGTGGTTTAAGTAGTGGTGCTATTGGATACTTGGCAAAAGATGCTGGATCTATTCATGCCACAGAAATTATAGTAACTCAGACAACTGGAACTTTTGTTCCAGGTGAGTCATTAATATTTAACGAACGAACTTCTACTAGTAATTCATCAATACTTCCTAATGGTATTGATGCTTATACTGTAGATGATATTAAGTCAGTTTATCAGGATTCAAAAACTGCTTCTGGTAATGATATACCAATAGGTGCAATTTTTACTGCAGACTCTGTTCTTTACGATAGAATCTTACCCAATTTTTCACCTACTGATATTTTAGGTATTCTTGGCAATAACTCCAATGCAGCAACTGCAACTTGTCCACTAAGAAGATTTTCTGGAAAAGTTGGGATTAAGACAGAATCTATAATTTCATATCAAAGAGGTGATTTTACTGATCCAGTATTTAATAGAGTATCTAATATTAGTGCTGATGGTGCCACTTTAACTCTATCTGAAGTTGCAGATGTTGCTGGTGTTTGTGAAGGTGATATTCCAGTTGCTGGTGTATCTACCGAATCTACTTTCTTTATAAAATCTCCAAAAATTACAAATTTACAAAAATCTGGTCTCTTTAGTCCTCTACCAAAGAGAAATGTATCTTCTGTAGATGTATCAACTGCTTCATTGCAGATTAAACGTCAGATAACAGGGCAGAATGCTAGTGGTAATTCAATTACTATGAATAGTAGTGCAGGATTGGATGCAAGTGCTGGAATTACCAGTGCTTTCTTTGAACCATTTGATGTTGAGAGATATGCGGTCACATATAGTAATGGTACTGTTGAAAAATTAACATCAGATCAGATTACTATAACAAATAATGGTAATGATATTAAGTTTTCTGGATTAGCGTTAGCAACTAATAATGCTACTGTTAATGTTACTCTGAAGAAAGTAGGTCTTAATACTAAATCTAAGGATTATATTAGAAGTGAAAAGGTAACAATAGATAAAACTGCTGGTGTATCAACTACTGGTAACTTATCTCAAAGTGATGTTTATGGTGTTAGAGTTGAAGATAAAGAGATTTGTTTAAATGTTCCTGATGTTGCAAATATTGTAGCAGTTTATGAATCTAAAAATACAAGCACACCAACTTTAGATAAATTAACTTTTGTGAGTGGATTGAGTCTCAATACAAATACTATTGTTGGTGAAAAAGTATTAGGAAATGATAGTAGAGCTATTGGTCAAATAGTTAATAGAGTATCAGATACTGAAGTTGAATTTGTATATTTAAATGCAAATAAATTTAATAAAGGAGAACTTGCTACATTCAAAGAATCTAATATTGAAGCAGTAATACAAGTTATTACAAGTGGAAATTATACTGATAGAACGAATAACTATCGTTTAGATACTGGGCATAGATCACAATATGCTGATTATTCTAGAATAGTCAGAAAATCAAAGGCATCTGCACCTTCTAAAAAATTATTAGTTGTATTTAATAAGTATAAAATTGCTAGTGGTACTACTGGTGATTTGTTTACTGCAAATTCTTACAATAAAGAAAGATATACTTTTGATATTCCATTTGTTCAAGGTAATAGAGCAACTGATATACTTGATTTTAGACCAAGAGTAAAAACATATACTTTTAGTGAAACTGGTGGATCCCCATTTGCATTCAAAAATAGAACAAATAATTTTGAGGAAACAATTCCATATGTTGTAGCACCTAATGAGAGTTCTATTATAGGATTTACTTATTATCTACCAAGAATTGATAAATTAGTAATTAACAAATTTGAGGAAGTTAAATTAATTAAAGGTGTTTCTGCAGATAATCCTACACCACCAACTGAACTTGGTGATTCTATGGAAGTTGCACAGATATCACTTCCACCATATCTTTATGATCCAATTAAACAACCAAATATAAAATTATTTGATAATAGAAGATTTACCATGAGAGATATTGGTAATCTTGAAAAAAGGATTATTAATTTAGAAACATTTACATCACTTAGTGCATTAGAATTAGATACTAAGACATTATCAGTAAAAGATGCACAAGGTAATGATAGATTTAAGACTGGTTTTGTTGTAAATAACTTCAAAAATAGAGACTTTATCGACTTTAATAGAGAAGATGGATCTAGGTGTGATGTTAATACTTCAAAGAATGAATTAATAAGTGCTGTTGATTTTTGGTCATTACGTGCTGAATTAGCATTAAATATAGGTATTGATCCAGCTCAAGCAGATTTAAGTTCTAATCTTGATTTATTAGACCCAAATTGTAAAAAAACTGGTGATTTATTAACTTTAGATTATACTGAAGTTGATTGGATTGATCAACCACAAGCAACTCAAGTTGAAAATATTAACCCATTTAATGTGATTGTATTTGTTGGTGGTGTAATGTTAGATCCACCATCAGATAATTGGGTTAGAACAATCTATGTTGATGATCATAGAGAAGAATCAAGTGGTGCAGAATGGGCACAGGTAGCAAATATAGTTAATCAGAACTCTAGTTCATCTTCTAATAGTATTGATAATGTTGACACTACTGTTAATACTGTCGAAATACCAGCAGATCAAGATAGATTTGAGGGTAATCATCAATTAACCACAACAACTAATACAACTACTACAACCACTACAACTACCACAACAACAGAGACAGAAACTGAATTTATTAATCAGTTAAATGGACCTTCAAGAGAATTTAATTATGTTGAAAGTGTTAAAGTTTCTGGTGCAACTGATCCATTCATGAGATCTAGAAATGTTTACTTTGCTGCTAACGGATTAAAACCACTCACTAAACATTATCAATATCTTGATAGTGGTGTTCCTGATGTGTTCCCTAAATTAGTTGAAATATCAATGACAACTGGAACATTTACAGTTTTTGAAAATGCAAAAGTAGAACTTAATGGAACTCAGATAGGATATATTAGAGTACAAAAACCAAATCATAAATTTGGAGATACTAGTAGACCAGATATTGCTGCTGGACTTGGATCACCATCAGTTATTGTTGAAGAGTATACAGTAGATCCTTTTGATAGAGATAGACCTGCTCCATCTACAACTTATTCTGCAACATCTAAAATATTTAATACTGATGTTAGTGCTTTAGCAAATCAAGAACAATATTTTGGATATATTGTTAAAGATGCAACTATTATTGGTGAAACAAGTGGTGCTGTGGCAACAGTTACAAGTGTTGATTTAAATTCTGATAATTGGGGTGACTTGTTAGGTACATTCTTCTTTAGAAATGCAAATGTAAGTCCTCAACCACCAGTATTATTCTTCTCTGGTACAAAAACCTTTAGAGTTACAGCAGCACCTCCAGGAACGCTTCCATTACCTGGTAGCACAGTATTTGCTAGTGATGCTTCTGGTGTATATTCTGGAAGTGGTACTATTTTAACTCAGGAAACTTCTACTGTTGGAGTTAGAAATCCACCCCCACCTGCACAAAAACCAAATGAAGTTACAACAAGTGTAAATGTAAATGTAACAAGTGCAGTGAGTGGTGTTACTCAAAGTGAGGAACTTACTAAAGCACCTTATAGAGATCCTCTTGCACAATCATTTACTGTTGATGAGAGTGGTGCTTTCTTAACATCATTTGATGTATACTTTGCTGCAAAAGATCCAAATGCAAAATGTTTTGTAGAACTTAGAACAGTTGAATTGGGAACACCAACTAGTTTCCTTGTTCAAGATTATGCACAAGTTACATTAAATCCTGAAAATATTAATGTATCTAATGATGCATCGGTTCCAACTACAATTAGATTCCCATCACCAGTTTATCTTGAACCAAGAACTGAGTACGCTATTGTATTCTTATCACCTGGTTCTGATTTATATGAAATGTGGGTTGCTACAATGGGTCAGAAAACTGTTAAGAGTACAAATCTTCCTGATGTTCAAGATGTTGTTGTTTCTAAACAGTACATTGGTGGTAGTTTATTTAAATCACAAAATGGATCTATATGGACACCAAGCCAGTATCAAGATTTAACATTCAAATTACGTAAAGCGGAATTTGTTCCTAGTGGTACTGTAACATTCTATAATAGTGATATTGGTGCAGGATATAATACTCAAGTATTATCAGACAATCCAATAAGAACTTTACCTAGAAAACTAATAGTTAAACTTACAGGTAGTAATGCTGCTTCAGTTGCTAAGTTATCTGCAGGTAGAAAAGTAAGTACTGATAATGGTACTGGTAATGCAAATTCTGCTGAAGATATTTCAATCACTGGAATTATTGAAGCAAGGGGTTCTGTTATAACACCTGACGTGGGAATATCAACAATTTCTCGTGGTAGTGGTTATAGTCTTACTCAAACTGGCAGTATTCCACTTATATCACTTACAGGTAATGGTACAGGTCTTACAGCATCAGTTAATACAACTAATGGTGTAGTTGATTCAGATGGAATAAGTAATTTATCTGGTGGATCTGGATTTATTGTAGGTGAAGTATTAACGATTGATAATAGTAGTGGATTTGTTAATTCTGGACAAGGATTTAAATTAGTTGTGACTGCTATTAATAATACAACTGATACACTTTACCTAACAGATGTTCAAGGAGAACATTTTATAGCAAATCATCAAATTGTTGATTATGGTGCTAATAAGGATACTAGAGCATTAACTCCTAATACTAATGTTATTTCTACTCAGTCAACTGCATCAGTTGTTAATGGTGATTTGAATACTGGTAATATCTTTGAGGTTATACAACCTAATCATGCACATCATGGTATTAATAATAAAATTGAAATTAAGAATGTAATACCAGATACTCCATTAGCACAAACTACTGCAGATTTGGATACCGCAGGTCAAGAAGTTACTGTTTCTGATGTTAAACCATTTACAATAGCATCTGGTATTGCAACAGATAGAGGTGAAGCATTGATTGGTGAAGAAATAGTTTCTTATACTGTTGGTGTAGGTAAATTGACTTTAACTAAGAGAGGTGCATCAAATACTCCAGTTCTTCCACATCCATCAGGTTCTGACATTCAAGTCTATGAAGCAAGTGGAGTTTCTTTGAGTGGTATTAATACAACATTCAATATTTCTAGTAATGCTACATTAAGAAGTAATTCTAACATTGATAATTATTATCTCGAAGTTAATAGAACATCTCTTGATACTTTAACTCAAAGAACAGGAAATGCTTTATTATGCTTTACTAGTGATAAAGCAGTTGGTGGTAATAATGTTGGTGCATCTCAAAACCATCAATTTAGTACATTCTCACCACAGTTTAATGTTATTACACCTGGAAAGACAAAGGTTAGCACTTCAGTAAGAACTGTTAGTGGAACTAGTTCTGGTGGATCAGAAGTATCATTTATAGATCAAGGTTTTGAACCAACTACTTTAAATGAAACTACATTCTTCCCAACACCTAGATTGGTTGCTTCTAGAATTAATGAAACTGAATATCTATCAACATTACCAAGAAGTAAATCATTAAGCGTAAAAGTTGATATGGTTTCACCTGACGTTAATTTATCTCCTGTATTAGATGTTCAAAATGCAACACTCATACTTGGTAGAAATAAAATTAATAACCCTATTGGTAAAGATAATTATGCTACTGATACCAAGACATTACAGACAAGTAATGATCCACACGGTTCAATATTCATATCTAAACCAGTTTCTTTACAACAACCAGCAACATCATTAAAAGTGTTGTTAGCTGCTAGTGTTCAACCAGAAGCAGACTTTAGAGTATATTATAGATTATTCACCGCAGATTCAACGGAAGTTTCACAAACATATAGAGCATTTCCTGGATTCAAAAATCTAAGAGATACTAATGGTGATGGATTTGGTGATGAAATAATTGACATATCATTAAATGATGGTAGTGCAGATGCTATTGTTGCACCTAATAGACCAGATCAATTCTCAGAATATCAATTCTCAGTTGATGATCTACAACAGTTTAGTGGATTTACTATCAAAGTTGTAATGACCTCCACAAACGAATCTGTTCCAATTAGAATTAAAGACTTTAGAGCAATCGCATTGGCATAGTGAAGAATACTATTAATCCTCCAGTAAAATTTCTTTTAGATCCATCAGGATCTGGAAAATTGATTAAATTCTTTTTACCTTTTGATTTCAGGTCCGTTGAAGAAAAGTTAAAGCATTATCCTTTCAATAAGATATGAAAACTTTTAAGCAATTCCAAGAAGCAATTGCATTAGCTCCACTTGCAATACCAGCATCAAAGTTGGTTGGTGCTGGACTTGCTGCAACTGGTCTTACTGGTATGGTATTGCAATCTAAAAAGAAGAAATCTAAAGAAGATGGTCTTCCATTAGACAAACTAGGTGGAATGCCAGATCCAGTAGAACAGGAACTCAAAAAGAATCCAAAAGCAAAGGAAAGATTATCTGGTCCGTTTGATGTTGATCCCAGAACTACTAAGGCATATGGAAGAACACAAGTTAGAGGTCCTAATGGGCATGAGGGAACTAATAATTCTAATGTAGAGAAAGTTAGACAAGAATTAGAAAAAAGAGGAGATACTACTCAATTAAATAAATTTAGAGATAAATTCTTAAAGAACTTAAAAAAACCTAAAAGGAAGTAGACAATGATCCCAGTTGAAGGACATAAAAACCTATTTCGTGATCCAGAAACAGGTGCGATTTTAGATAATGATACTACTGCATATTCTCAACATATTTCTAAAAGAAATAGAAAACTTGATGAGAAAGCAGAACTGGATGAAATGAAAAAGGATATAGATGAAATCAAATCTTTATTACAACAGTTAGTTAATCATAAAACATAAATAATAGATAGATTCTTGAATTGCTTACATAAATGGCAGAGA